TTAATCTCATCTGCTAATCGTTCATTTGACTTAGTTACATCTTTATTTGAGATAGTTAAATTGCTAATAGCTTCAGCAAAATGTTCATTCCTAGCATTCTGTTCTTTAATCACATCTATAAGCCTAGAATCACCTTCTGAATCCTTATTCTCCCACCTTACTATTTCATCCCTATGAGCCTGCTGTGTCTTCATTATATAGTAGAAACAGAATCCAATAATAACGGCTGGCAGTCCTATTCTTTCTACCAAAAGCATTACTTGATCTAGTTCCATAAATGTTTCAACAGGAGGATGGTGTCCGCTCATGGCTTCGGAAATTTATCTTTCACGCTTTTTATGCGAGCTTTCCACCCATCTATATCATGGTAAATCTGGTCTAGTTGTTCAGGAATTGGGTCATAAGCTTCGGACCTTGACCTAGCGTAAGCTTGTTTTTCGTACTCGTCTTCTAGCTCTTTCAGCTTTGCTTGGATTTGTTCTTCTGTGAGACTTACATCATTTGCAAAACTATACTCTGATAATTCTCCATTTGCTGGGCCTGTCATTTCACAATTAGCCAGTGCAAAAATTGCGTCAAATTTCGTTACCATGTTAAGCCTTTATTTCATAAACTAATAAAACAGTAGGGACTTCGGCATGCCCTAAACCTACTGAATAGGATGAATTGAATGATCTAAAAGAAATTCTGTAAGTTATTTGATTCGTTGTTCCTGCAGTGTCACAATAATTTAAACTATATGTATCATTATCAGTATTCGAGATAAGCGATAATCCATAATCAGTTCCAGGCAAGTTGTAGGTTTCAGTAACGTCAGAAGCATTTTTATAAAGTGAGATACCCAAAGAGGTGTTAGAAGAACCAGTATAAAGTCCGCTTAAGTGCAAAACTATTTTATTTGAACTACTTGATGGAGTAATAGTAACTTCGGCATCGGCAACTGTCCCGGGACTTGAACCAGAAGTCGTCCAACCGTCTCTGGTAGTTGAGTAAGCTGCAGTGCCTTTATTTTGCTGAAAATTGATAATATGACCAGTAGGAAAAGTCGCATTTGATCCTAACGTAATCGATGGATTAGTTTCAGTAAATGAAACCCTACCAGTAGAATCAGCAATACTAATTCCAGCAGTACCATCGTTGGCTTTTAAATTTGTTACTTGTAGATCGCTAGGCATGATTTATTCTGGTTTAGTTATGGTGCTAATTCGATTGCACATATTGATGATACACCTCGTTCATTACTTGAACCTGTGTTGTCATCTTCAGTCCTATTAGTATAAATTTCTTGACTTGCTGCATTTCCTTGTTTAATACCCAATTTGTATGTAATTTGTGTCCCCGCACTAATACCATGCGTGTCAAAATATTGTAAAAAAGCGTTTTCAGGTGTAGTACCAGCATCTGTATCGTAATAACTAATAGACATACTTGCTATACCACACGTTCTACTATCAGCCTGAGGTGCTTTTAATATTGTTGTATCCCGATAAATCGTAAACATCATATTATGTGCAACATCAGAAGTTTTAACTTCACCAAACCATTGAACTTGTAACCATATTTTACTACCAGTGATCTGAGGGGTTATATTTACCTGAAGAATACCTGTAGTAGATGCTGCTGTAGCTGGAGAAGTGGAGTCCTGTAAAACGTAATCGGTATCCTTGATAATATTAGTCATACTAGCCGTGTCAGTTTTTTGAAAAGACTGAACCTGAACGATTGATCCTGAAGGCAGACCAGATCCCCAAGACCAAGCACTTCCAGAATCAGAAGCTAGTACCCTAGTTCCTGTCTTATCTTGTATAGAATTTGCTTTTATTTCAGAACTCATGATGCCTATTCTGGTTTAGTGGGCCAAGTAACCCCTGTTAATTGTCCGTTTTCATCCAACTTAGGTTTTGCAGTAGAAGGCAAATCTCTTAAATCTTTTCTATACTTTTTCCAAGCATCAGACATTGTTACATCAGATCCAGACATCCAATCGGTTTCTGCAAGTTTCATGTTACGTTGTGACCTAAGTGCATTCATACTTTCTTCATCACTAAATCCGTCAAAAACCCATTTAGATCCGTCCCAAGAATGTGCAGATGTTGGCCTTGGTTTATCAATAATAGTTGCACCTTCAGGTATATATTGACCAACTGCATAACTTCCGTTTTTTAAAATTAAGTATTTCATGATTAGTCTATATCGTGCGTAGAACCTTCTTCAAAAACTAAACCATGAGAATAAGAAAAACTGCTATTAACTGCGGTCCTTAAAGTTCCGTTTCCACCTGCACCAACTTGGACTTCCATGCCACCAGTCATTGACTCACTTTCGGCACTAAAAGCATGGCCTGTTCCGTTGCCAACTGCTCTCCAAATTTCTGAGTGCATATAAACAGAACCTCCATTCCAAGCAATATGAGTAATTATATAATTTTTGTTAGGGTCAACAGTTACATCATTCCCATCTGTATTTGTGCTTGAATTACCAGCAGAAGAAACACCCACTAATTGTCCAATGCCAGAAATTTCACCTACAACTCCTGACCTAGCACCAACTTTTTTAATTACTCCACTCATGTCCAATCCTGATCTATGTAACTAATCAACCAATCTCCATTACTATGTTGATTATAAACTTCTAGTATATCATCTTCTTCTATTACAAATTTATCATTCCAAACATGAGTCTCATAAGGGCCAACTTTTTGTCCACCATCACTTGTTAGTGATATATCATTACTTCCATCATTAACTCTCATTGCAATCCCATAGGTTGAGCCTGAGATATTACAAAATATTACAGAAATTATTGTATAAAGATGACCTGCTGTTCCTGCTAAGACGTTTTCTTGCCATCCTTCATTTAACGCATGAACAGTAATTCGTCTAAGCCGTTCCGAGCCTGAACCAGTGGGGATATTTGCTGAAGTCCCAGATGCTTTTACCGTTCCTGAATTGTCTCCCATATTAGTACCCCATTATTAATGATCGGTGTAATGCTTTTTGAGCAAAAGATTGCTTGTCATGGATGCCACCAGTTTTTGCTTGTATGGCGTTGTTATCCACAACGATGTAACTTGAGAATAAAGCTTTTAAAAAATTCATAGTTCCTTTCTAAACAATGACTAATGTTCCATTTACAGTAAGAGTTCCATTTGTACCTATTGTTACTGGACCTGCCATAACAGCATTTTCATCTGCACTTATGGTTACAGCAGAATTGATGGTTGCAGGATTTCTAAGTAATCCTGATACAGTTGATGACACATGACCTGTGACACCAGATGAATCATGATTAACTGTAGTAAAATCACCTTGGTTGATAGAGCCAGTTCCTTGTCTTTTCATGCGTTCTCCAATACTGAAAGTACAATATCTGCTTTAGTATCTACACTACACCTTGCGTGTAATGTTGTTGTGTCAGCATCAATTACAATTTTACCATCTACCAAATCAATGTTACCCCCAGCAGGAATAGAAACATCTTTGGCAATGTAAGTTGTCGTGTTGTCAGAGTTTTTAATAAAAGCAAAATCTACTGTTACTGTAGCATTATGTATGTTTGCTATATTACACCCAATAATGACATGGCCTTTATTGGACTCTAATGCAGTCAAAGTGCCGACTAAGGTATTTGCCGTGCTGTGAGTTGCAAGAGCATCGTTTTTAAGATTACGTTTTAAATTTACAAATTTTGCCATAGATCACCCCAGAGCGATTGCGAATACGATTGAGTTTGCTTGAGAAGCTGATGCTGAATTAGCAGATTCAGTAGCATAATGTTTAGCAGAATAAAGACCTGATGTCCCACCATTTGTTGAAGATAAAGAAAAAGTTGTATCATGATTTGTAACTGCATATTTACTTGCATCAGAACGATGATCTGAAGCTAATCCAGCTTGTGTCGTTGCTGTAGATGCTGAACCAGATGCTTCTGTAGCTAAAGTCTTTGCCGATTTTTCACTGGTCCCATCAGGACTAGAACCATCTATTGCCCAAGCTTTTGCAGATCCACCACTTGCTGTAAGATCACCAATAGCATGTTCTTTTGCAGAATAAGTGCTTGATTGATCTGCTGGTGAAGTGTCCGAAGTGTTGTTCGTTGCACCATCAAATACCCTTACAACGGCTCCAGTTCTTGTTGCATAATCAACTGCTGTATCTTTAGAGTCTAACGCATCATTTCTGTAGGTATTTGCATTAGTAGCTCCTGTTGTTGCAGTAGTAGCATTAGTCGTAGTTGTTGCAATATCAAATACTAATTGCCACTTAGAAGAATCATTTTGTGTTAGATATGATCCTGTCGATGTATGGGCAGTTGTACAGATATATATATTGCTGTATGTAGATGCTTGACTAGATACATTCTGCTTTACAATATCTCTTAATACATAAGCAGTAGATGTAGCCCAATTTCCTCTATTTGTACCAAGTTCAACAGTTGCAGAAATATTACCACTAGAATCAAATCCTAAAATTTTATTAGAACGTGCTGTACCACCTGTGCTGATTTCGGTTACTGTACTCGTAACACCTGTGACATCGTTTGCAAATTTAATGGCTCTATCTGTTTTTGTTGAAACCTGCTGAGACTTCATTGCTTCAAGGTCAATGCTTGTCTCTAAGGTTTCAGCATCAAAGATATTGTTATTTTGATAATTTGTGTTTTGGGTAAGAGAAACTTCTCTAACAATAATTACTGTATCACCTGATACTGGCCTATGGTCAGAAGGAGAAGATACAAAAGTTACAGTACCTTCATTACTTGTGTTAATTGATACTGTGTAATGAGTTGTTTTTGTTTTTAATACACCATTTACATAAACTTTTAAATCATCATCATCAAAAACAGTAAAATTTACACCACCTGATGCAAATAGGAACGAAGCCGTAGTCCCTGTTAAGCTGTATTCTGCTCTGTTACCAGTAGTCGATACGGTCATTGATAACCTCCATACGGAACAAAATTAGTAGGCTTTGCCCAATCCATATATGGAGAACCAGCCAT